GTTTATGTTACCAGACGGTACCATTATGCCAAGTTATAAGTATTGGGCAAAGAAAGGTTGTACTAGACAACAACAATTAGATGGTGTTAAAGTTTGGTATCCTAGAAAGTGGATAGTACCTAAGATAGTAAAGCGTTGGTTTGATTATTATAATGGTAAGTGAGGATCATTAATCTTATACATATGGGTGTCGTTCCCTCAGAATAGGGCTAGATACCTATACAGGATATATTACTGGCGATTGATCGTCTCTCGCCTTCACCCTCAAATGGATAAACTAAGTGATTAATATGTAGTGGAAACAATACTAATTTTCCTACTACTGGTTGCACTAGACTTGTCCCTGAAAATTTAAATCTTTCTACCTCGTCTATTGATGTTGTTGGGTCAGTCATAAAACATAAATGACCATCTGTAATACCATTTAAATTAAAATCTCTTATCAATCCTTTTGTCTCATATAATTTTCTATCTGGATTAATTGCCTCTAATTGTTTTGGTATTTTTGTCCATAATACAGTAGCAAATCCAGGTACATTACCAGGAACATTATGAGAGTGAATAGGATTATAATCACCCTCGTATTGATGAACAGACCATATATCTTCAGTCTTTATCATCTTATCAGAATAATTATTTTGTGATAGAATAGAAAATTCTTCAATATATTTTCTTGACAAGTGGTGTGTTAGGTTCGTATATTCTTGTATGATAGATTCTTTTTGATCTAGATAAACTTGAAATCCCTTTTTAATAACTCCTGCAAGTGTTGGGGCTGCATTATGTTCAAACTTATATTTTTTATCTTCAGAAACTTTATCTAATAACTCATTCAGTCTAGTAACCATATCGTCAGGTATTTTAGTTTCTAGAATTAATGCTTTAGGTATAATTTCTTTTTTATATTCTAAATACATTTTATCTGAATGGCGGTCCGTTAAACCAGGCAACTGCACTTAATCGTGTGCCTTTTGTAACCGGTGATACTTTATGTCTAATAAAGGATGGGAAAACTATTACTGCACCTCGTTCTCTAAATCTTTCATTTGTCCAAGTTTGTAATTCGCTTGTTTGACTATGTTTAGGCAAATCTGTAAAGTACATATCACCGCCTTCATAATCTTCACTATTTGATAATTGTATAGACACACTTATTTTTCTACATAGACCAACCATAGAATTATCAGGTGTTTCATTAACAGCATATTCTGTTTTATTAGGTGTTAAAACTTTACTAGCAAAGTGATCAGAGTCACCATCTATGTGCCAATCATAATGTTGATTTAAACCATATTTTGTAAATTGTATATTTTCTATTTGTCTTACATCAAAACGCCAACCTGCCTCTTCATTTGCTTTATTAACAAAAGGTCTTACACATTCATAAATATCCTCGCCGTGCAACCAAGATATACGACTTGCTCTAACTTTATCATCGCTTGAATATGTTTGATTTTCATTTTGGTGAGTTGCAACTTGTTCCTGTGCTTCAAGACCTCGCTTAACCAAAAAATCACAGCGCTCTTTTGAGAGGCCGTGTTCACCTGAGAATACCCAGCATAAATTTCTTAACATAATTTATCCATAACCATCGCTTTTCTTTATCAACATTCTACTTAAAAAAGTAGAAGAACCAGAATACTCAGCATCAAAAGCATTCTTCAATAATATATATAACGGATAAAATAAAGGTATTCTAATAACTCTCTTACCTCTTACAAGTAAGATATGGTAGAACCAACTACCCTCTATGTGGCTGAAACCAACACAACCTTTAATCATCAACTCAGTATAATATAAACTAGCACTACTGGTAAAGTAAGTAAAACTATTTCCATTATGTCTCTCCTCTTAAAATTTTTAAATCTTGATGAGCATTTTTTAAAGCACTTGATAAAAATCCTACCATATAAAATGCCCTATCACTATTTGTTTTATAATTTAAGAATTGAGTCTTTGATTTACTCTCTCCTTCACCAAACATATAATTCATTATATCTTGATCGGTTGTTCCTGTTAAGTATCTATTCATTTGCCTTCTCCTTTAAACAATTAAAAGCATATTTTTCTGCCTGTTCTTTAGACATACCTTCTTCGAGACCTTCTTCATACTTATCTTCCAAAAATCTCTCAACATAATAATTACTCATTATGATAACAACCCTTCAGTAGCGAATTCAGAATATATACTTTGTTCATTATCAAAGTCCATATCCATAACATCTTCGATTGTTAGATTGATTGAACTAGCAACTCTTTCTATTTTATCGCCGATCAGGTTTTCATCACCCATATAAGCGCCAGCAAGAACAGCATTATATTCATCTTTTAGATTTTTTAATTCAGACATTGTGGCCTGAATATCATTATTCACATCAAATTTACTCATTATGCAACCTCCATTATTTGTTTGATTAATTTAATATCTTTTTCAATTTCTAGTTTCTCTTTTTTTGATCCACTATATTTTTTATTATTTGAAGTCTCCCACATTTTCTTGGCAAACTCAAATTGTTTTTCGTATCTATTCATTATTAGCCCTTTCTTAATAATTAATTACGATTAAATTTTGTAATTTTCTGATTACACCGTCTAGGTCAATATCATAATAATAGTCATATTGATCTTTTTTTAGTTGTTTAGCATAATCTAATTTAGCAAAGATATCTTTACACTCTTTGAATTCTTTGAAAACTCTGTTTTTTGATTTATATTGAAAATTACTCATTTTTAGTCCTTTTGTTTAGTTAATATACGATAATTATACACTAGGGGAACTATGAAAACAAGCGAAAAATGGCATAATTTTTGAGGGAAACGCTATTTTATTTCATTTAGAATCAATAACTTAGAAAAATCGCAGAAAACTGCGAAAAATGTCAAAAATGACGGAAAAATGCGAAAAAAATGCACTCTGGTGGGTCTTATAAATAGTGAATATGACGGATCCTTGTTATGACGGCGTGAATCTATACGAATCACGCAATTTTGTGTGGAATTTAGTGTTGGAACGGCACGAATATATCGTGGATGTAGTAAATCCTAGTATTCTGATTGAAAGATCCGTAAAAATAACAGTCGAAGGTGTGACCTTCGGTACAAGGAGATAAAAATGAATGAAGTTTTAAAGTTTTTTAGAGACGGATTAGAGGTATTCTGGCCGAAACCTAAAAAAACAGCAAAAAAGAAGAAAAAAGCAACTAAGAAAAAGAAAAAATAATTATGGCAAAAGTATCGAAACACTTTGGCGTTAATTCAGGACATACTCCAACAAAAAAAGGCACTTCTCAAGGAAGAAAACCTATTATGAGTACAATGAATAAGTCAAAAAGAAGATCATATAAGGCATATCGAGGCCAAGGTAGGTGAAAGGTCAATTTATCGTAAAGATAGGTACAGATTTATTAGAATTTTTTGATTATAATGATATTCCTGAATCTTTTGATAATGTAATAATCTTTAAACCTGAATACCCAGAACCTCCTCATAGTGAAGAAGAACACGAACTAATTGCAACTTTTGACGATAAGTTAAAACAATTAATGAAACGGGAGAAAAAGTAATGCCAGCGGTAACAAGAATAGGGGATGCTGATGTGGCCCATTGTTCTGGTATGACCAGAGCGCAAGGTTCACCTAATGTATTCTGTAATGGGATTGCTGTATCTAGGCAAGGTGATAATAATACAGGTCATTTATTACCTGGCGTTCCTTGTCCTTCACATTCAGCACCTATTGCTTCAGGTTCATCTACGGTAAAAGTAAATAATCAAGGTTGTGGCAGAGTAGGTGACGGCATATCAGGTTGTACCTCTGTGGCTGCAGGTTCTTCTAATGTATTTGCAGGTGGTTAAAAATGGCTAATGATTGGACGGTACAGGATAATGATAACTTTGTAAATATTAAAAGTGGTCAAACATTAAATATTGATTTACCAATTAAGACAGAAAATGCAACTAATGATTTAGAGTTATTTTTAAATACTCATAGAACAGAATCTAGCACCATCTTTGTTGATATGGATAATACACTTGCAGGTTTTAATATTAAACTTGCTGAGTTGTATGGTGTTGATAATTTATTAGACGCTGATACCACTACAACCTCTATTGTACAACAAATAACAAATAATACACCTGGGTTCTTTGCAGGCTTATCTGTACTACCTCAGGTATTTTTAGATAGTGGCAAAGGTGTACTAGACTTAGTAAAATCAATACATGGCAGTTATTCTATACTAACAACTGAAGCAGGCACAACAGGTAATAGTGAAAAAACATCTTGGGTAAGTTCTAACTTATCATCATTTGCACCCACAGGTAGTATTAATTTTGCACAAAATACTGATAAAGGACCTTTTGGCGGATCAGGTAAAATATTAATTGATGATAGCCCTACCTATGTCTCACAATTTAAGGCTGCAGGTGGTCAGGCATTTAGATACATCTATACTGAATTAGTATCAGGTAGTTTACCTGATGGATTAAGTCTCGTTAATAATAGAATTGAAGGAACTGCACCCACGGTTACAACTGATACAACCTTCACATTTACTATTAGACTTCACAATTATGCAGGATACTATGATAGAATATTGAAAATGTCCGTAGTTGCCAATATAAATAGAAGTATGGCATATAATTATACCAATTCTACGGGGACTAAAAGAAATACAAAAGTATGGAAAGATTTGAATTTAAATTTTACAAAACACCCAACGACAAATGATATTGTAAAACTTGAAGGTGTAAATGCCGTAAAAAGAAGTGTAAGAAATCTCATTAATTTAAATCATTATGAGAAACCTTTTCACCCAGAAATAGGATCAAATGTCAGAGATATGCTGTTTGAACCTATGACACCACTTACTGAGGTCTTTTTGGCTAAGAAGATTGAAGAAGTTTTAATAAATCACGAACCAAGAGTGAGGTTAGTGAGAGTAAATGTTAATTCTAATCCAGAACAAAATAGATATAGAGTATGGATTGAATTTTATGTTGTTAATCATCCTGAACCGGTTACGGTTGAAACATTTTTAGAGAGATTAAGATAATATGGCTACAACAACTAGTGCTAACGAAACAAAAAAATTACAGGTTACAGAATTAGACTTTGATCAAATCAAAACTAATCTTAAAAACTTTTTAAGAAATCAAGCAGAGTTTGCTGATTTTGATTTTGAAGGTTCTGGTATGTCGGTTCTTTTAGACTTACTTGCCTATAATACACACTATCTAGGATTTAATGCTAATATGTTAGCGAATGAAATGTTCCTTGATAGTGCAGCTTTAAGATCAAGTGTAGTATCATTGTCTAAAATGTTAGGTTATACTCCTGCTTCAGCGATTGCACCTGAGGCTGATATTACTGTTGTTTTAGCAAATGCGTCAGGCGCTTCGGTTACAATGCCTGCAGGAACAAAGTTTACGACAACAGTTGGTGATACACAATACACCTATGTCACCAATGCAGATAAAACGATAACACCTCAAGATGGTGTTTATACATTCTCAAATGTAAAAATTTATGAAGGCACTAGAATAACTTTTCAATATACAGCAGATAGTAATAATGAGGATCAAAAATTTATAGTTCCTAATGCTAATGCTGATATCACAACATTAAAGGTTGATGTACAAAATTCATCTTCAGATACAACACAATTCACATATACAAAAGCCACATCACTAACAGGTGTAGCACCAGATAGTAGAGTTTATTTTACCCAAGAGGTTGAAGATGGAAAGTTTGAAGTTTATTTTGGTGATGGTGCTGTAGGTAAAAAAATACAAGATGGCAATATAGTTAAATTAACTTACATAGTAACCAATAAAACTCTTTCAAACGGTGCAAATAGTTTTTCATTATCAGGAACTATTGCAGGATTTTCTGCTCAAACAATTACAGTTAATAGTAAATCTGCTGGTGGTGCAGAACCTGAAAGTATTGCCTCTGTTAAAATAAATGCACCTTTACAATATAGTTCTCAAGATAGGGCGGTAACTGTTGCAGACTATAAAACATTAGTAAAACAAATATATCCTGCAGCAAATGCTATTCAAGTATGGGGCGGCGAAGATAATTCAACGCCTCAATACGGTAAAGTTTTTATATCAGTTAAATTAGCAGATGGTTCTAATTTAACTTCAGTAGATAAAACAGATATTGAAACTCAATTAGGTCAATATGCTGTTGCTTCAGTTAGACCAACTTTAGTAGATCCTGAAACAACATTTATTGTTTTAAATACAAACTTTAAATATAATAGTAATTTAACAACTAAAGATGCTTCAACTTTAGCAAGTGAAGTTTCTACAGCACTTTCAAATTATTCATTAGATACTCTCAACAATTTTGTAGGTGTATTTAGATATAGTGTGGCTACTGGAGTAATAGATGATACAGATCCATCAATCGTAAGTAATATTACAACCGTTAAAATTTATCAAAAATTTACACCACTTGTTTCTTCTACTGCAAGTCAAAAATATACAATATCATTTAATAATGCAATTTATAATCCTCATACTGGTCATAACTCTGACGCTGGTGGTGTTGTATCAACAACAGGTTTTAAATTAGATAATGATAATACAACTGAATACTATTTTAATGATGACGGCGCTGGTAATATTAGATTATATCATCTAGTAGATGGTGCGGTAACTTATGATAATAATAATTGGGGTACAGTAAATTACTCTACTGGAGAAATTGTAATTTCATCAGCAAAAATAACTGCTGTTTCAGAGGTAGATGGTGCTACTTCAACTCAAGTTAGAGTTACCGTGATACCAAGATCAAATGATATTGCACCTGTAAGAGGACAGGTTTTGAATATTGACACAGCAAACTCAACAATAGAGGGTAGTGTTGATACAATCGAAAGTGGTTCATCTTCTTCTGGTGTAGGATATTCAACTTCAACTAGTTATTCAACCTCAACTGGTGGTACTAGTGGTACATATTAATATGGATGTTAAATGTCTGAAAACTATTTTACATTAAAGAAAAAAATATCATCTTTAGTAGGTCAACAAGCACCTGACTTTGTAAAATCAGATCACTCTGGATTTACAGATTTTCTTCAAACATATTTTGTATTTTTAGAATCAGCTGAGCTTCAACTTACAGATATTTCTGAGCAAGATGAAATATTATTAGAGTCTGATAATGTTGATTCTTTACAAAAATTAATTTACGAAGATGCTACAGATGAAGCTGGTGATACAATTATATTAGAAGAAAATAGTTTCTTATCAGCATTTACAAATGGCGAAGTGGTTACAGGTTCTACAACTGGTGCTCAGGCAACTATTCTAAGCACAAATATATCCAATAAAAGACTTTTTATTACCTCTCAAAATAGATTTAAAACTGGTGAGACTATCACAGGTAGCACTTCAGGTGCAACAGCAAAGATAGGAAAATATAGAGCAAACCCTATTCAAAATATTCAACAACTACTAAATTACGCTGACTCCGATACAACTATTTCAGACTTCTTATCTGAAATGAGAAAATCTTTTATGTCAGGTATTACAGAAAATTTAGGTTCTTTAACTGATAAAAGAAAAACATTAAAAAATATAAAAGATTTATATAAGGCGAAAGGAACTAAAAAGGCAAATCAATTATTTTTTAGACTATTATTGAATGAGGAAGCAGATATCTATTATCCAAATAGAGATTTATTTAAACCATCAGATGGCCAATTTCAGAAAAGAACAATTCTTAGAACAACGCAAACTGCTGGTTCTATGTTAAATTTAAAAGGTCAAACAATTACAATGACGACTTCAAGTAGTACAGCAACTGCAAGGTGTATTGATACTACAAAATTTAATTTATCAGGAACAGATGTTTTTGAATTAGAATTAGATGTTGATTCAATTAGTGGTACTTTTGAAAATGGTGAGAGTGTTATAGGTATTGACAATACAGATTCTTCATTAACTGCAAAAGGTATTATAAAAACTATCATAGGTGGATTTAATATAACAAATGACGGCTCTTTGTATAATGTAAATGATACAATCACTATTTCAGGTGGTGGCGGAACAGATGCTACTGCTAGAGTTAGTGCAATAGGGCCAGGTGCGATAACAGATATAATTGTTTCAGCAGGAGGAACAGGATATGCTGTTGGTGATGCCGTAAACTTTACCATAACAGGAACAAATGGCACTACACCAGAAGCTGCTGTTTCCGTTGTTAATGGTGGGTTTGCACCAGAGGCTGGTAGTGTTTCTGCATATAGTATGGCCACAGATGATCATATTGTTTTAGAGGATCAAACACAAATTTTTGATCATTATTCTGGTGATAAGATAGTTCAAGAGTCAGGTACAAGTGCGACTAATGATATTACTGATGTAAGACTTATAAGATCAGGTTCTGGATTTACAAAACTACCAACAGCTACGGTTACAAGTAGTGGTGGTTCTGGTGCTAGTATTCTCGCTTTTGGTCCTGAGATAGGAAGAATTACTGAGACTTTATTAATAGAACCTGGTGTTAATTACACAGGCACTCCTACTATAACAGTACCTATTAATATGGTTAATAGTTCATTAACAGGTGACATTGTTGTGGGCGAAACTTTTACAGGTGGCTCATCAAGTGCTGAAGGAACGGTTACAGGATTTACAAATAATACTGTTTCATTTACTGCCACATCTGGCACACCTACTGTTGGTGAAACAATAACATATTCAGGTGGTACAACTGGTGTTGTTCAAAAAATTGATCCAGCAACCTTAACAGCCACGACTGGAACAACAATAACAACATCTGGTAGATATACTAGTCAAGATGGCTTTGTATCTGAAAAAGCAAAAAGAATTCAAGATAGTTTATATTATCAAGATTATTCTTATGTTGTAAAAGTAGGAGAAACTATTGCTAACTGGAGAGACTATATTAAGAAAGCAATTCACCCTGCAGGTTTTTTTGTAAGTGGAGAGGTTAGAATATCAAATAGAGTAAGTGGTCAAATATCAGTTCCTGTTGAGGGCGTGATATCAGGTCTTTCACAATCACCATTATTCTTTACTTTAAAACAGTTATTCTCTACTGTATTTGGTCGTAGATTAGGAACAGAGACGGATGGTACTACATTAAGAAGTAATCCTGAAAGTGATGTAGAAGCAGCCGATATAGATACAGCATTAGCTTCAACAACAAGGGATATTACATTAAAGCAAAAAATAACAATTAAGGTTGTAGGAGATGGTGCAGATTTAGATTTTAATGTGGGTGGCACAGAACAAACAGTAGGATATGCTTACGCAGGACCTAAAGTTAAAAGTGCATTTTTTAATGCTACTAGTGTATTTGGTGGGATTTATAATCAGAAATCAGGAAACTTACCCGAATCAAGTTTAGCCTTTACACAATCAGGTGTTCCTGTCTCTCAGATAGGAACTACAACCACAGTAAATAATCGTGCATTAACAATAGCAGAATTACAAAATGTATTTGAACAGGTTACAAACGCAAGTATCACAGATGCAACAAAAGATACTAGTCCTTTTACTAAGTGGAATATTGCGATACCTGCCTATGTTGCCCCTACTAGTCTAGGATTTGATTCTAGTACAACTAGCTTTGATGATACCACAATAACTTTTGATAAGGCATAAAAACATTTATAAATAGTAAAAAGAGAGAGAAAAATGGCAAAACAATCAATTAATTTAGGATCAAGTGCAAATGATGGCACAGGTACTACGCTTCGTGCCGGTGGTGATTTAGTTAATGATAACTTTGATGAAATATATACTGCATTAGGAACAGGAAGTGCATTATCAATTACAGTCTCTGGCGCATCTAATGGTCAAGCACTAGTTTATAGTTCTTCAAATGCAAGATTTGAACCTGCAACTCAATCTGGTGGTCTTTCAGATGTTGTTAGTGATACCTCACCTCAACTTGGAGGTAATTTAGATGTAAATGGTAATGCAATAATTTCAGCATCAAACGGAAATATTGAAATTACACCTAATGGTTCAGGTAAAGTTATACTTGATGGTGTAGATTGGCCAACTAGTGCAGGAACAAACGGATATTTTTTACAAACTAATGGTTCAGATGCAGCTTCTTGGGCAACTGCCTTAACAGATGTTGTTGCTGACACTTCACCACAATTAGGTGGGGATTTAGATACTAATAGTTATAATATAGCTTTTGATGATGCACATGGAATTAATGATGAAAATGGTAATGAGCAAATAATATTTCAAACAACATCCTCAGCTGTAAATCAATTTGATATTACAAATGCAGCCACAGGTAATGGTCCTACATTATCAGCAACAGGTGGTGATACTAATATTGATGTTAATATTACTCCTAAAGGATCAGGTAATTTAGTAACCACTAATTTAACTATTGACTCATTAACAATGTCAGGTAGTGGTAATGTTACCTTTACAGCCGCAACAACACTGGCGCTTAATGCAAACACAGGTGGTACGGTTGTTGTTAATGACGGTTCTAATAATGCTGACTTTAGAGTAGAGTCCGATGGTAATGCAAATATGATATTTGTTGATGCTGGTAATGATAAAGTAGGTATTGGTATGAATAATCCTGCAAGTACATTAGATGTAACCGGTAATGTTAAAATTAGTGGTGCTAATGAATTATTATTAGGTAGTATGACCACTA